GTCGTCTCCTTGCGTTCACCGTGCTTGTAATCGGCCAGCGACTGCGTCGCGATCGTCTTAGCACCTGACGCGGAGAGATGTGGCAGCGCATGGTACTCCGAGTTTGATAAGTCGTAATTAACTGCCATTATCTTTTCCCCGTTAAAATCTCTGAAACGCGCCCCATGTTGATGCCAAAATATTCTGCAATCTGTTGTTGTGTCGCGTTGGGGTAATTGCCTGCATATATATGCACTAGGCGTTTTGTTTCCTCTGTCACTGGCTTTGACTGCTTCGGCGCCTTACGACCTAAAGAGTAGTCACGGTACATTTCTTTCAATGAGCTTTCAATGCGAGTGCGCACTTCGCTATCCATGTTGTACTCTAGCGCCTCCAACAATATTTCTCTGGCCTTTGGAATATTAGCCATTCGCTTTCCCCTTCCCAAACAGCGCAATAAGCAACGCCTCCGCGCGGTGTTCGTCTTTCTTGCGCTTCAGCTCCTTTGCAAGATCCGGAAACCACTGCTGCGCAAGCCTGCGTGCCGCGTCTTTGTCACGCGGTAAGTTGAGCGCACGCTTCCAGTTGTTTGGCGTCACAAGCGTGTACGGTGAGCGTGACAGCGCACACGTCGATACGATCTGACCAAACCCGTAGCCGAGCTTAAATGTCGATACGACGCCCTGCTTTGGCATGGCCTGCTGCTTTTCTATGTAAATGTGATCGACTTTTTCGACTGAGGTGATGATATCCATAAGAGCCACTACGTCAACTCCACCCTCGTCATAAGTAGGTAGGTCGTGCACTTCCGACCAGTCGTCGCCTACTAATGCCACGCCGCCAGTCCGGTATCCGCAATCAATTCCGACGATCATCTTTAAACTCGTACCCCGCCTGTTTTAGTAAATCTTTCAATGCAATCTCGACTAACGCTGACATGCTAATGCGTGTATTATCGCTGTGATCGTGCAGTGCATCGTAAACATCCTCACGTATTCGTGGGCCAATTTGCTTAAGCTCTTTCATGTTATTCCTCCAGCTTTCACACCGTGTTAACACGAATGTCAGATGTGGCGCAATAGTTGTCAGTGTGTTAAAGTGAGAAAAAAAACAGCGGTGCATTTTGATGGAAAAAATCGGCATTATTTTAGCAGTGTTTGTGCAAGCGGCTGGCATTGTTTGGTATGTGTCTATGCTGGCCAGCGGAGTTGACGAAAATACACGTAATATCGCGCGCCATGAGATCATGATCCAGAAGCTAGAAGATACCACACAGACGCAGGCAATCATGTCAGCGCGTATCGACGAAAACATCCAGCAGATCCGCTTAACTCTGGAGAAAATGGCGGACAAATGACATGGCTATACTTGAGAGCATTGCCGCAGCAAACGCAGCTTATTCGGTAATTCGCCAAGCGCTTGGCAACGGTCGGGAAACTGCCGGACTTATTAGTGCAGTCGGAAAGTTTCTGTCGGCGGAGGAAGACGTAAAAGAAGCCGTACAGAAAAAAAAGAATAGCCCGCTGACTGCGATAGCCGGAGGTGAGCAGGGTGACTGGGAAGAGTTCCAAGCATTAGAAAAGTTAAAGCATCAACGCGCAGAATTAGAGAGCTACTGCCGTCTGTATGCGCCGGCGGGAACTTGGGATCGTTGGCAGCAATGGCAGGCGGAGGCGCGTAAGCAGCGTCAGGCAGCTAAGAAGGCTGCACGCATTGCTCACGAGAAAAAGATCGAGCAGCTTCAAGTCGCGGCTGGCGTCATCCTAGCCGTCACTGGCGGTGTTTTGGTAATTTACTATTTAGGTGTATACATGGGGAAGTGGTGAGCAAATATGTAGTTTACGATCAAAATGGTAAGGTCGTGATTATTACAAGCAACAAGAGGATTGCAGAACACTATGGCAACAATTCTTGATCAGTGGCGCGTTTGGCCTCGCGCTATGATGTTAGTCCAGACAATAGTATACATAAGGTGCATCGAATGGGCATTATCTCAGCCAGACTTGAGCACATCTCAAGCGGGCTTAATCAGTGTGGTTACTGGCGCCATGACTGGCACAGTGGCAGTTTTCATGGGAAAGGAAATCAAGTGAGACACATAGACGAAATCATCGTGCACTGCACGGCTACGAACCCAAAATGGTTCATCGATCGCGACGCGCACGAAGTTGTAAAAGAAATACGCCGCTGGCACACAGAGGAACGCGGGTGGTCTGATATCGGATATCACTTTGTGATACATCGCAGTGGACAAATCGCTGCAGGACGCCCGATCACGCGCGGAGGTGCTCACACAAAAGGGCGTAATAAGTCCAGCATTGGCATCGCGCTCGTAGGTGGCCGCGGTGGCTGCGCCAATGACGCATTCGGTGACAGCTTTACTGCGGATCAAGAGCGCGAGTTACGCGCGTTGATTGAGAGCCTGCAGGTTGAGTTTCCAGACATCGACAAGGTGAATGGCCACAACAATTATGCGCCAAAAGCGTGCCCATGTTTCGACGTGAAAAAATGGTTGCACGGTTAATCATATGTCTCCCGCTGTTGCTTGGGGGTTGCTTGGGGTTGCCGTCTTTTCTCTCGCCGTCTGGTGGAGTGAGCGTGACCCCGATCGGCACGAACGTGGCGCGGGAGGTCGAACAGAAAGTCGTGGGGCAGGAGACGACGTCTACCGCTGGTCGGGATATCGTACAGACGGAGACGATAAAAGAGGTTGAGCTTGGCCCAGCCGAGAACGTCACCGTCAACAATCAGGACATCCCGATGTGGGTAATTTTGCTGGCCATCATAGGCTGGCTTCTGCCAACGCCAACGCAAATGGGAATTGCACTTTGGAACGCGATTTTGGTGTTGACCATGCCGCTCAGTAGGCTAAGAAAACGCAGCGGAGAGCAAAACTAACGTGCCGCGTCCACTACCACGGGCGGTTTTGTTGGTTCCCCAGTATAGCCCGACACTTACTGGCTCTCCGCACGACTTACACCAAACGATTAATATCGCAGCGATTGATGCCGATGTCGGCTAGCTCTTTATCTGTCATACGTTGCAGGTGCAGTCGATCGATCTCGCGTTTAGCCGCAGCCATGCGTGATTTGATTAGTGCTCTTATTAGTGCTTTTAATAGTGTCATTGTGCGCATCCTTTTGCGCACACTATATCATTCGCCCTTATCTCCTTGAACTTCCGTTTCTGCATACCCGTGATGCTCTTGCCAATGGTGTATACGATGGCAGTTAGAACATAATACGATGCAACGCTCGGTCGCCTCCTTGTATGCTGCTTTAAAGCGTCCAGCTCTAACGAGCTCATTAACACGTTGGTTGTCTATCTTCTTTATTACATGGTGAAAGTCTAATGCGGCCGGATGCGAGAAACTACACTGCACGCAGGAAAGCGTAGCCTTCCACTCGTTGTATTCTTGCCGCTTTTTCTTTTTATTCGCATAAACGCGCTTCTTAATCTTTTCCTTATTCTTCTGGTAATACTTTTTGCGATACTCTTTGTTGTACGCCCTCTGGCGCTCCTCATCTGCGTAGGGAATGGCTACGTCCTCCATGAAAAAAGGCTCCCGTAGGAGCCTTATATCATATTTTATGTTTGGAGCGAAATTCGTATAATCGTTGCAGCGTTATATCAAGTTTTCGTGCTATCTGCCTGTTATCTTTGCCAGCCGCTGCCATATCCTTGATGATAAGATAGTGGCGCTCGTTACGCTTCCTGCCGCCTTTCTGTCCGGCTTCACGCTGGGCATTTGTCATGTTGACCTTCTTTTGCATGATCCGGTTTTCGGCGCCGCACACCTCCTTTATGATGTCGATGCACATAATCCAACGCTCTTCTGTTGGAAGCATTCCCCGTGGCCAAGTAAAACTCATTAAAATCCTCCAAATAAAAACACTTCGATTGCGCGGGCGACGCTGACGCCGCCTAGCGCGCACACGGTGACTATGACGAACGTATTAAGCTGCGACATGGATACCAAGCTCCTTCTGCAGCTTGCGCAGCTCTGCGCGGTCGTCTGATAGCAGCGCCATCTCCATGCCAATGTCGGTGCTGACGGTGCCGCTGCGCACGCCTTTGATGTCGTTTAGCCGGTCAATCTTGATCAGGCGCCTCTTGATGCGATCGACCAGTTGCTCCATGCGCTCCTGCGGTGTAATTTCGTATTCGCCTGTTACTTCATTATATGTCAAAACGGTGGTTCCTCTTCCTGTGTTACTGGCGTCCACACGATGTCGATACCGTGTAGCGCCAAGATAAAATCGCGGAGCGTTACGCCCCACATATGATGTCGCCGACTTTGCAGCCTAATACTGGAAAAGCGACAAGCCCGATGGCCAATGCAGGGCCACCTAAGATTGGCGCGAATGATGCGACTGCGTATGTAAACGCAAACGGGCCCGCGATCGCCATCACTGTGGTGACGACTGCTGCGAGATATACTTTTAATGTTTCCATGGGTTCTCCTTAGTAAATGTCACGGCCCATAATCTGATTAATGTTTGTGCCAAGCTCCTCACAAGCAAAAGCAGCCATGATTGATGCAGCGTTAATCATTGCATCCCAATATTCGTCAGTGCCAGCGGCATAGTGTGCATCTTGCTCGTTGACGCCGCGATCAACAATCGCCGCCATGTCCCAACCGTCAATGCCAGCAGCTTTGCACTTTTCTGTAATCTCGTTAGTGAAAGCGATGTAGTCTTGCTCGTGTGTCATCTGGTTCTCCTTCTGTACTGACACATTGTTAACACAACGCTAACAAGTAATGCAAGCAAATAAATAAAAAAATGCCCCGCGTTTTCACGCAGGGCAGTACAGGGAGGCGAATGAGGAACATGGTGTGTCCTAAGCATTCCAGCACACTATATTTAGTTCCGGTTTGCTTTACAATCCCTGCGCTGTTAAAAGTTAACTAGCATTTAACGGAGGACACACCCATGCTAACTGAAGAACAACGCGAACTCGTCCGCATCTTGAACCAGCCGCACCGTGTACACAACGTGCTGGCATTGTTCCGGTCATGCGAAAAAGCGGCCACTCTTCTCCAAGAGCAAGCCGCCGAAATTGATGAGCTGAAGAAGGCGAAGCCGGCGCCGAAGAAGCGCGCGGCGAAGTCTGCGGATTAATCGATTGCTAGTAAGCCGCCTGTTTGACGTCCAAGACGTTCGAGCAGGCGCTGCGTGATCGCCTGACGTGCAGGAAGCGGTAACGTCTCCTGCATACGCTTGGCAGCCATGGATGGCACAAGCTCTGTCGCACGCTGCACCAAGGTGCCTACGTCGCGGACGCCGCCTGCAGATACCGATGGCAATGGGCTCAATACCTCCTGAGACGCACGCGCAAGCTCTGCAAGCTCAGTTCCGGTGCCTCTCATATAGCTGACACCTTCACGACGTCGTGTGGCGCCTGCTAGCGCCTCTGGCGATATGATGCCGCTCGCTGGGTCAGAGCCCGCACGGTTTAGCGCACGCTCTAGCGTTAGGAATGAGCGGTATTGCTGGCGAGCCTGACCAAGCTGCGAGACGAAATTTGGATCTACTGCGCGAAGCTGGCGCTCCACCATGTCGTCCAGAACCTCAAGCAAGTCGTATGCCAGCTCGTAGTTGACCATGTCACCCTCGGATGCGTAGGTTGACATCGCCTTGTTTAGCTTTGTGCGTGTTGATGAAATGTTACGTGGGTCGATTGCATCGCCGGCAAAAGATGCCTCGCCAAAATCCGTCACGATGTCTTTTAGCTTGTTTGGCACTTTGCCAACGGTGATCGCATCCTCTGCATTCGCCAAAGCCTCCACCATACGCCCACCCTCTGCACGTGTTGGCGCACCACCTGCCAAAGCATCTGCCATATCAAATGTGCTGCCGAGACGATCGCGTGTTGCTTTGATAACGTCTGGCGTTGCAAGATCCGCCTGCGCGCCTGCTTGGCGCAACGCCGCCTGCGTGAGCTGCTGCTTTGCCTGCAACGATGGCCCCGCGCGCCCTTCTAGCTTCATAAGCTGCGGCGCTCCTAATTGTTGGCCAGCGTATATGTCTTCAATGCCCATGCTGCGTAATAACTCAACTGACTGCGGACGCTGCGTGCCGGCCATGTAGCCGCGCACCTCTTCCGCTGGGCCTACCGCCGCGCGTCGCATAAGTGGCGTCGCCGCCGCTTGCGCTGCAGGCACCCCTAGAGCCGCTGCAAGGCGTGCTGCGCTTTCGTAAGGAGTTCCCGCTGTAAGTTGCCCTGCCGTCTCACTTGCGATCGCTGGAAGCACTGCTGAGCCTACTGAGCGGGCAACACCACCGATAGGCAGCGCAGCCGCGCCGCCCGCGAACTCGCCGACTGTGCCTGCGTATTGGCCAAGTGTAGTCGGGCTGCGGTATTCGCTGTATCCGCCGGTAACCTCTCCAATTTGCTCTGGAATTGTTGGGCCTTTGACGCGCTCCGTTGGCTCTGCACCAAACACCTTTTCCGCAATCATTGCCGGCAAACCGGCCTGCATGAAGTCTAGGATCGTTGGACCAAGCTGCGCAACTTCCGCCGCGCCGCGTACAACACCCGCACCACCGGCATATCCAGCTTC